CATAGTTCGCGAGCTCATGGAGGCGGAGGCATCGGGAAAAAGGATCGATGTCAGGATAAACAGCAACGGCGGTGATGTCTATACAGGCATCGCCATCTTCAACGCCCTGCGCGGCAGCAAGGCGGATATCCATATTTATGTGGACGGCATCGCCGCCAGCATGGCCAGCGTGATCGCCCTGTGCGGAAAGCCCGTCGAGATGAGCAAGTACGCGAGACTGATGCTGCACAGCGTTTCGGGAGGTTGTTACGGCAACAAGACGGAGCTCAGACGCTGCTTGGAAGAGGTGGAGGCACTGGAAAACACCCTCTGCGAGATGTACGCCCCGAAACTGGGCACCAGCGTGGAGGATATCCGGGCGCGTTACTTTGACGATGCCGACCACTGGCTGAAGGCGGACGAGGCCCTTGCGCTAGGTTTTATCGACGGGGTTTATGATGCCGATCCCGTACCGGAGGATAGTACGCCCGAACAGGTTTACTGCATATTCAACAACCGGCTTGAACAGCCATTAAACGATACCCAAATGAATTTAGAAGAAGTAAAGAAACGTCCGCGCTTCAAGGATTGCGCGACGGACTCGGACGTGTTCCGCGTGATGGACGCGCTTGAGGAGGAGGCGGGAAAGGTTCCCGGCCTGACAGCCGAGGTGGACAGGTTGAAAAAAGAGAACAAGGTTTTTACGGACAAGGCCAAGGAGGAGGACGAGGCGGCAAGGAAAAAATTGCTGGACGATGCCGAGGCCGACGGCCGTATCGACGCGACCACGCGTCCGGTGTACGAGAACCTGCTTAGCTCTGACCGTGAGAACGGGGAGAAAGCCCTTCGGAACCTGAAACCGAAAAAGAGAGTGACCACTGACCTGCGCGTGGAAGTGGGAGGCGAAAGCCCGTGGGACAAGCGCATGTCGGAAATCAAGAACAAACTAAACCGATAAACAATGGCAATAGTAGTAAAGAACACCAATTACAACGGCGAGGTACTGGAGCAGATCCTGACGCTTGCCGCCACGGGGAACGAGATCGTCGAGAAGGGGCTGATCATGGTCATTCCCGGCGTGGAGAAAAAAATCAGCCTGCCGCGCCTTAAAAGCGGCAAGATGTTGCAGAAACGTAAGGAACACCCGGGCATCGAGGATTCCAAGGGGAATTTCAACTATTCGGAGAAATCCCTTGACCCGGTGGACTTCATGGCCTTTACCGTGTTCAATCCCCGCGCCTTCGAGCAGATTTGGCGCAAGTGGCAGCCTAAGGGCAACCTCGTGTTCGCCGAACTGCCCCCTGAAGGACAGAACGCCCTGCTGGCCGAGCTGACCAAGCAGGTGAAGTTCGAGCTGGGCGACCATTTTATCAACGGCACGTACGGGGATGACGACGACCATCTGATGAACGGTATCCTGACACAGATGACGAAAGATACCGAACTTATCATCGTATCGGGTAAGCCGACGACCATGCTGGACAAATTGAAGGCCGTGCGTAAGGCTATCCCCGTGGCCATCCGTAACAATCCGAACCTGCGCATTATCATGAGCGTTAACGATTTCGACAAGTACGACGATGAGTTGACCGAACGGGAGGCCAAGAACGCCAGCGAGACGGACGTGAACAGCAAGCGTTACAAGGGCATCACCATCGAGACGCTCTCCGCATGGCCGGACGATCTGATCGTGACCACCCTTTGCTCGATGGGCGCGGACGGCAATTTCTTCGCCGCTGTCAACTTGCAGGATGACGAGGACGTGATCCAGATCGACAAGGTATCCAACGCCAGCGAGTTGTATTTCTTCAAATTGCTGATGAAGGCGGACACGAACATCGCTTTCGGCGAGGAGGCTGTCGTACTGGATACCCGTACCAACCCCGTGTTCAAGGCTGCGGAGAAAACTATTTCCGTAGAGCCGGACACCCTCACGTTTGAGAGTACCGGCGGCACGCAGAAGGTTACGGTGACGGCTTCCGGTGAGTGGAGAGCAAGTGCGGCTCCGGCGGGCTTCAAAACAGTGGAAACCAACGAGGGTCTGACCGTTACGGCTGATCCGAACACGACCGATGGCGACAAGACCGGTACGATCACCGTCACCCTTGATGCCGAACGCGGTAAGACGGCCAAAATCACTTTGACCGCCAAAAAACAAGGAGGAGAGGGGTGATGGCCAAGTTGAAATACCTTGTCATCCATTGCACGGCCACGGCGGAAAGCCGTGAGGTGTCATCGGCGGACATCCGCCGTTGGCACACCGCCCCGGTAAGCGAGGGCGGCCGTGGCTGGAAACAGGTGGGCTACACCGACCTGTTTCACCTCAATGGCGGCGTGGAGCGTTTGGTGGACAACAACGAGGACGCAAATGTAGACCCGTGGGAAGTCACCAACGGTGCGGCGGGTTACAACTCCGTTTCCCGGCATATTGTGTATGCCGGAGGATGTGCCGCTGACGGCAAGACTCCGAAGGACACACGTACGGCCTGCCAGAAGAAGGCATTGGAGAAGTATGTGAAGGACTTCCACCGCCGCTTTCCGGATGTTCGCATTGTAGGACACAATGAGTTGGCGGCGAAAGCCTGCCCCAGCTTTGACGTACAGAAATGGCTTAAAGAGATCGGTATTAACCAATAAAAAAAGAAGAAAGAAATGAAACGAATTATGTTGTTTTTGATGCTGATGCTTGGAACGGTGTCGGCAGTAATGGCCCAAGGAGTCGATGTTCCGGTTACGGATTATGACGCGATGATTGGCACGTTTGCCGGTTTTGCGGCCGGTGTGGTAGTATTGACGGAAGGCTTGAAAGGCTTGTTTCCGAATATGAAAGGCTGGGTAACCCAAATTGTCAGCTGGTGCGTCGGTATTGCGGGCGCCATGTTGCTGTGGTGGCTGGATGCCGGATTTGTGTCGGATGTCCAGTGGTATATAGCCCTGCTTTACGGTTTCGGTGCGTCCCTTGTCGCGAACGGGATCGCGGACACGGGACTGGTGCAATGGCTTATCGGCCTTATAGTCAAGAAATCGGAAAGCAAGTCATAAACGGGTATCAGAGATGGAGCTTAGTGAAATACTCAACCTGGTACTGGGCGGCGGTTTATTGGCGGCTGTCATCGGGCTTCTCACGCTGAAGGCGACTGTCCGCAAGGCGAATGCCGAGGCGGAGAAGGCGAGGGCCGAGGCCGAGACAGTCCGGATTGACAACACTGAGCAAGCCACCCGGATATTGATAGATAATATTGTTGAACCATTAAAGAAGGAATTGAATGAGACCCGAGAAGAACTGCGTGCGACCAAGAAGGAGTTTGGGTCTACCAAGCGCGAGATGGCCCGGCTTCGCAAGGCTATCGGTGATGCCGGCAATTGCAAGCATTCTGGTGATTGTCCTGTGCTTTTCCGGTTGCGCGAGCACCCGAAAGACAGTGAAGGAGACCTCCCGGACGGAGGCGAATCGGATGGCGGTGGACAGTCTGGCCAAAGAAGTCCTCCTTGTACGGACGGAGGCGGTCCCGAAGTCGGAGGTACGGCTGGCGATATCGGCTGACAGCCTGATGAGACTGCCCCCCAGAGCATCGTATAGCGGAAAGAGCGGGCAGGCGAACGTGTCGGTAAGCCGCGACGGAGACGTGATCGCCGTGCACGCGAGCTGCGACAGTCTGCAAATCCTGGTCGAGTATTATGCGGGCAGGTCCGAGACGTACAGGGAAGCCTGGGAGGAAATGGCGGATTTGTACGAGGCGGAGGTAAAACGGCGTTCGAACCCCGTTCAAATCTTCTTCTATGGTTTCGGGACTGGAATAGTGATATGCGTTTTAGCGGTAATATTAATTCAAAAACAAAAGAAAGATGGCGGATAAGAATTTCATGTACGGCATCGGTGCCGTGAAATATAAGGATTTTGTCGTGGGCTATATCGAGAAAGGCTCCTTTGACCTGGGCGGCCAGAAACCTGAGGCGGCGAAAATCGAGGCGGAACAGGTGCCCGGTGCCCCGGTGCTGGTCATAGCCCAGTCGAACGGCAGCATAGCGCCGACGTTCAATGTGATCCAGATGGACTTTGATAACCTGCACAAACTGCTTGGCGGCAGCCTGCATTATAAGAAAGAAGATTCGGAAAAGAAAACTCCGATCGGCTGGACGGCCCCCTCGACCGCGATGGTGATGCAGGGCCCCTGGGAACTTGCCCTTGTGTCCGGGAAGAGCATCCTGATGCCCAACGCGACACTGCTCTCCAATTTGGGCGGCAAGCTGACCCTGACAGAAACGGCGAAGATCGAGTGTACGTTGGAGGTGGCAATGCCGGAGGACGGTTCACAGCCTTACGGTGTGTTCGATACGGAATCCATTCCCAGTGAGTGGAAACAGTACAAGCTGCCGGCAGCGGAAGAGGCGACGGCACAAATCCAGACTGGGGAGGGTTAGCGTATGGATGACCGGTTGGAGCAGCTGGTGGAAATGGAATGTGCGGACGCGTTGCTGGACGGTGGCGTGTCCGTTCCTCTTAAAAGGTGGAGCGTCCCCTTTAAGAAGCGTCCCTTGGAACTGCGTGTGATAATGAAGCGTCCCCGGCTTCGGGGCCAGATGCTGCTGGCCAGGGAGTATCTGAAACTGGGTGTGGCACCCGGCTGGAAACCGAAGGACAAGGCGGAGGAAATGGCCTTTGTGGCAAAGTACGGAAAAGGTATCAGCCGGATGTTGGCTTATACGGTATGCCGGGGCTGCGTGGCCCGGCGTGTAGGCATAGGACTGACGGCATGGATACTCCGGGAGCTTGTCGATTGGAGATTCCTGGTGACCGTGTTCCGGACGTTCGAGCGTCTGATAGGCACGAAGGATTTTATGCGTATTATCAGATCGGTGGATCGGGCGAACCCGATGAAGCCGAGACTGAGCCAGGTGGGGAGGGGGAGTTAAGGACCCGTTATGAGGGTTCCCATAGCCCCTTCGGCTTCGTGTGGCAGATTGCATCGGCGACCGGCTGGAGCGTGGATTACATCCTTGACGGGGTGAATTACCAGACGCTGATCATGATGCTGAGTGACGCGCCCCGGTATGTGAGGCGGAAGAAAGGCGGCGGTGAAGGCAGCCGGAGAACGGACCGTAGCGCGGAGGACGAGGCGGACGATATTGTAGGATTTTTTCAAAGCAGACTGGAATGAAACCTGTAGAAGTTGAATTTTTGATGAAGGACGGCCTTACGCCCGGCATGGACAAGGCCGAGCGTGAGGCGCTGGAGCTTCGTAATACCGTCAGGGTGTTGGAGGCGGAACTGGAAAGGCTGCGCCTTGCCGGTGAGACGGCCGCCCCCAATTTGGATCAGAGCGCCAACATCGCCCAGATCCACGCGCTGGAAAAGCAGCTTGAGGATTTACGCGGCAAGTTGAGACAACTTCAGGCGGAATCGGAATCCGTACAGGTCACCCCGCCGGACGTGCCCAATGCACAGCGCCAGTTTAACGGCTTGCACAACAGCATCCAGCAGATTGCCCGTGAGATGCCCTCGTTGGCTATGGGACCGCAGATGTTCTTTCTGGCCATCAGTAACAACTTACCGGTATTCACCGATGAGCTGGCCCGTGCCCGGAAAGAGTACGACGCCCTGATGAAAGCGGGACAGAAAGGCACGCCGGTATGGAAGCAGGTGCTCTCTTCCCTCTTTTCCTGGCAGACGGCACTTACGACCGGCATCATGCTGCTTGTGATGTACGGTGACGAGATCGTGGAGTGGACGAAGGATTTGTTCAGTGCCAAGAAAGGCGTGGACGAATTTAACATTTCGCTGAAAGAGATGACCGAGATCGAGAAGGACGGCCGCGCCCAGATGGTGCGTACCCGCTTTGAGCTGAAATCGGTCATCGATGAGATAAAGAACTTCACCGGCAGCAAGGAGCAGGAAAAGGCGAAGGTGGAGGAACTGAACCGTAAATACGGGGAAAGTTTCGGTTATTATAAAACCCTTTCCGAGTGGTATGATACCCTTATCCAAAAGAGCGAGGACTACGTGCAGGTATTGCTTCACCAGGCCAACGTCCAGAACCTCGTCAGCAAGGCAGCCGAAGCTGACGAAGAAGTAAACAAGATCAAGGCCCAGAAACCGGAAGAGGCTGAAAGTGCTATGGGATTCTTTGGAAAAATAGGGCAGTATTTGATGCAAAGCAATATGGCGGAAGTCGGCCAGGTGTATGACGCGCAGGAGGCTATCCGAAAACATGATCAGGAGGCTTATGATATCCTGCTGAAAAATGCGGAGAACAAGCGTGACGGTTATCTGAGGAAGGCGGAGGAGGAAACGAGGAAAGCCGCCGAAGCCGCCAGGAAAGGAAATATCGGCGGACACTCCGATCCTAAACAGTCCGATAAAAAATCGGAAACGGAAGCCAAGCAGCGTATGGCTACAGAGCGCAGGCTGGCGCAGGAACTTGCCGCATTGCAGGCGGAAAACGCCCAGGAATACATAGACCGGATGAAAGACGGCACTGAAAAGAAACTGGCACAGATCGAATACGACTATAACAGGCGAAAAGAAGAAATAGCCCGTCAGGAGGCTGAATGGAAACGTGAAAACAAGGAAGCCGGTGTTTCCACCGGTGGTAATGGTCTGACTCCCGGCCAGACGGATGCCCTTGCCGGCGCACGCGACTCGAACGATAAGAACCGGAGCGCGGCCATTACGGCCACCTTGGAGGAAGAGATGGAAAAAGAAGCCCGGGCCATGCGTGATTACCTGGCGGAATATGGCAGCTATGAAAAAAAGAAGTGGGCCATTACCGAGGAATACGAGAAACGTATCAGGGAAGCCGCCACGGACGGTGAGAAAGACAGCCTGCGGGGAGAGTTGAAAAAGAAACTGTCTGACCTTGATCTGAAGGAATTGAAGGACGGATTGAATTGGGAAGCCGTATTCGGGGACCTCGACAAGGTATCCTCCGAAAGTCTCCAATCCCTCCGTACCCGCTTGAAGGAATATATCGATACCCAGAAGGACTTGCAGCCGGACAGCCTGAAAGACTTGGTACGTGCCATTGACGCCATCGACAGGAAACTTAGCGAGCGCAATCCCTTTGCGGCATTGGAATCATCCATGTCGCGGGTAAAATCCACGACCTTATCCGTCAAGGAGGCACAAGAAGCCTATAACAAGGCCGTGGAAGAAGGGACTGAAGCCGAGCAGAAGAACGCCCGGTCCGCACTGGATGCCGCCCGAAACGCGAAGCAGAGGGCACTGGCCGAGGCTACGGATGCCCTGCACGGCAGCGTGGGGCAGGTGAAGGAATACGTGGGAGCGGCAGAAGACCTGCTGGGACTGGTGGAACAGTTCGGTATCGATCCGCCGGAATGGATGGGTGAATACCTGGAAGGTTTGGGGCAGACGCTGGACGGCTTGGAAAGCATCGACCTGACCAAACCGATGAGCATTATTACCGGTGGTGTCAAGGCGGTAAGCGGTGCAGTGAAGACATTGTTCAGTCTGGGCGGCACCATCAACTGGAACGGAAGCAACGCGAAAGAGGTGCAGGCCACGATGGACCGGCTGACCAGCCGGAACGAAATGCTTCAGACTTCTATTGAGGACTTGACCGACACTATCAAACAGAGCAAGGGGACCAAATCCGTAGCTGCTTACCGCGATGCTTACCGGATGCAGCAAGAGACGGATTCGAACTACCTTCAGATGGCGATGGCGCAGGCCGGTTACCACGGCAGCCACCGCTCCTGGAATTATTATTGGGATGGTTTTTCCCAGGCACAGATAGACAAGCTGAGCGGACAGATCGGCCGCCAGTGGGACGGCAGTCTGTGGAGCCTGAGTCCGGAGGAAATGAAGGCCCTCAGAAGCAACGTGGACATGTGGACACAGATACAGGACACGGGCAAGGGCGGTTACGGCGGGCGGCTTACCGAGAAACTTGATGACTACATAGACCAGGCCGGAAAGCTGGAGGAACTGACCGACCGGCTGTACGAAGGGCTTACCGGCATTTCGTTCGATGGTATGTACGGCAGCTTTATCGATAACCTGATGGACATGAAGTATGGCGCGAAGGAGGCGGCCGATGATATCTCGGAATATTTCATGCGGGCGATGCTGAGCAACAAGATAGGGGAGATGTACAGCGAGAAGTTGAAGGGCTGGTGGGAACGGTTCGGCAAGGCGATGGAAGACAACGACCTGACGGAAGCGGAACGGAAGGCTTTGGCCGACGAATACTTGCAGTATGTGGAAGAGGCGGTGGATCTGCGCGACAAACTGGCGGCAGCCACCGGTTATGACAAGGCGCAGCAAGGTGGTACGAGCCAGAGCGCGAAAGCGGGCGGCTACACGGCCATGACGTATGACCAGGGTACGAAGCTGGAGGGCATGTTCACCGGCGGGCTGCAGCACTGGAGCAGTATGGACGACCGGCTGGAGAGCGTGTCGGAAAAGATGGACACGGCCGAGGGTCACCTGGCCCGCATCGCTGAGAACACGGGTGTAAGTGCCGGCCACCTGGGCGAGATAAAGGATGAGATAAAGAAAATGATACGTGACGGACTAAAAGTGAAATGACATGGCAGATATATTGGGCGGGCTGGTGTTGGTGAACGACACGGACATCTGGACGGAGTACGGCGTGTTCCTGGTGGAGGACCGGCGCGGTGGCATGGATAACCTCTCGGCGATCCTGATCCCGAGCAAGACGAAGAAGGAGACGGCCGTGGACATACGGGAGGAGGACGGGGAGAAATACAGCGCGATCCTTACCCCGAGGAACGAGGCGCGTGACGTGACGCTTCATTTTGCCCTGTATAACAAGACGAAGGCGGGATGGCTGAAAAAATACTTCGCGTTCATCAATTTCCTGAAGAAGGGGAAAGACGGGTGGCTCGACATCGCGTTTCCCCAGCTTGATCTGACCCTGCACGTGAAATACACGGACAGTCCGAAGTTCACCCCGCTGACCTATTTGTGGAAGGAAGGGGTCCACGCCGGGAAATTCAAGGTGAAGTTCCGCGAGCCGGTACCGATTATATAACCATTCAAAGACGATTCGAATATGCTTTTAACGATATACGATAAAGCCGGGGCCAAGCGTGCGGATGTGGCTGCAAGTGACAGTTCGACGCAGAGCAAGGAGGTGCAGGGCGACAACGTGCTGGCGCTCTCCTTCACGCATTATGCCCATATTCCTCTTGATGTGGGCGACTTTACGGACTACATGGGCGAGCGGTACTGGCTGACGGAGCGGTACACCCCGAAAGAGAAAAGCGGGAGCGAGTGGGAGTATAACCTGAAGCTGTACGGTATCGAGAGCCTGATCAGGCGTTTTCTTGTGCTGGAAACAACGGACGGCGACACCAATCCCTTGTTTACATTGACGGCCACGCCCCGTGACCATGTCGCGATGGTAGTAAAGGCCATTAACGATGGCATGGGTAACATTACCGATTGGAAAGTCGGGCAGGTGGACGGTACCGACCTTATCGTGATCGACTACGAGGGCATGTACTGCGACCAGGCTTTGAAGGAGATCGCCGGCAAGGTGGGAGGCAAGGCCGAGTGGTGGGTCGAGGGGCAGACGGTGAACGTGTGCCGTTGCGAACACGGCGAGGAGATCACGTTGGGATACGGCAAGGGGCTGACCTCCCTGGAGCGGGATACGAGCAATACGGCGAAGTTCTACACGCGCCTTTTTCCGATCGGGAGCAGCCGGAACATCGACGCCGAGAAGTACGGCAGCCCCCGTCTGATGCTCCCCGGAAAAAAGAAGTACGTGGAGGTGGGCGTGGACGAGTACGGTATCTATGACCACTACGAACAGGCCGCCTTCAGCGATATCTATCCCCGGCGGGTGGGCACGGTAAGCAGTGTCCGCAGTGAGGAGGTGACGGATGAAGAGGGCAAGGCCTTTACCGTCTATTACTTCAAGGACGGCGGGATGGATTTCGATCCTAACGATTATGAGTTGGCCGGTGAGACGAAACGCGTCTCCTTCCAAAGCGGTGACCTTTCCGGGCTGGGAGAGGGGGACGACCATTATTTCGAGGTGAATTTCGATAGCGCCACCCGTGAGTTTGAGATCATCACGATCTGGCCTTACGGTGATGATACGCAGCTTCCGGGCGGCAAGCTCGTCCCGAAGGCCGGGGACACCTATGTCCTTTGGAACATCCGGATGCCGGATAAGTATTACCGGCTGGCAGAGGAGGAATTTGCGACTGCGGTGGACGAATACAACAAGGACCACTGGCTGGATATCGCCGCTTACAAGGCTCCGACCGATCATGTGTGGATCGAGCAGCAGGAAGTCGATTTGTTTGTCGGCCGGCGTGTGCGTTTGGAGAGTGCCGAGTATTTCCCAAAGGACGGCTACCGCAGGAGCCGCATTACGAAGATCACCCGTAAGGTAAACCTTCCCGGGGAGATGGACCTGGAGATCAGCGACGCCCTGCAGGTATCGAAATTTGACAGGGTAAACGACAGTATAGGGGAATTGAAAAGCTATACGAAAGCCAAGGCCGAAAGTTCCGGGCTTCCCGATATTATCCGGAGCTTCGATAATACGCTGCCGACCGACAACAACCTTTTCTCGGCAAAAAGAAGCCAAAGGGAATTCCTGAGTAAACGCCATCGGGATACCGCTGCCGAGGTGATCGGTTTTCTGAAAGGGGCTTATTTTGGGGATTACAAAGCCGGTGAATCCGGAGGCAATGTTGACGGCGACGGGAACGCCGAGTTTCTGACGGCTGTTATCCGGGAATTGCTCCGCAGTACCCGTTTCGTGGACGGCATGTTCGGCGAGGGTTGGCAGCTATGGATAGATAAAATAACGGGGCTGAGTAATCTCACGATAGACAAGGCGACCATCCGGCAGACGTTGGTAGCCTTGGAACTGCTCATAGAAACGGTTCGCAGCGTAAGGGGGCAGCTGGTTGTATCCGCAGCCAACGGTAAGATCAAGACCGTGACCAAGGAGGGCAACAATTACCGTATCATCTTTGAGCAGGAGAACACGTTCGTGGCGCACGACCTGATGCGCTGTGCCGTTTTTACGGGGGCGGAGATTCGGGGTTACTGGGTGGAAGTGTCGGAAGGCGACACGGAAGGGATAACGGTACCCCAGAGGGAGTTTGGCGGGACGGAACCGAAGGCGGGTGATGAGTGCGTGTTGATGGGTAACACGGAAAACCCGCTCCGGCAGAACCTGATCAGCATATCGGCTACCGAGGACGGCCAGCCACGTGTTGACATACTGGATGGCGTGAATGCGAAAAACTTCAACGGCTGTTTGCGTTGCCGGGTGGGTAATCTTGACGGTATCAAGGACAGCGCTTTCCCGGCGAATAGCCAACCACACGGGAACGGTCTCTATGGCGACAACGTATATTTGAAAGGTACGTTCGTCCTCATGACCGGCGAGGATATCCTGACGAAATTTCAGGTCACAGAGGGTAAGATACAATCAGCCGTGGAGGGTCTGCGCGACGAGGTGAGGGAGGAGCAGAGCTTTTTCGATAACACCACGTTTACCGAGGGGATGAGTAAATGGATAAGCGGGTACAAGGCCGCGTTCCTGACTTTCGGCGGCAAGTGGATTCTTGCCGGTAACAAACTGTTAGCATCGAGCGAGAACGGCAACGTGGAGGTCGTAAAGACCGGCAAGGTTCCTTACGTCAGGATAACGAACAGCTACATCATGCAAAAGAACGGGGATTTTCGCACGATTCCCGATTTTAAAGAGTTGAATGGGGACGGGCTTCGTATTCCGGGCTATGTCTACCTGTCCTTCCATTACAAGGTGATCGAAGCCGGGCACCTGCGTATCGAGTTCGTGAACGGGAATAAGGCAGGATTCGAGAACTTTAATATGTTCGCTTACGACGGTGATTTGTCGGTCGGTGGGGAGAAGGTATTCAACCATTCTGGGCTGTGGAATGGGACCGGTGACTTCAAGCTGTCGTTCACGGGTGTTATCCAAGTGTCCTTGTTGGTGTTCTCGACAGACCGGACGGATGCCCTGGCGTACAAGTATGCCACGTTCTTCGACCAGTCGGAGAAGATGATCCGAATTGCTGCGGCGAATTTCGATAAGGACGGCAATGTGCTGGAGGCATCCTCCATTATCACGACGGCCAAATATAACAGGCTGATTTCTGTCCATTTCGATGAGAACGGGGAATTGCGGAATAAATCCGGGTTGGTGACTACCGCCAATTTTTCCAAGCTGTTCGCTGAGGGCGTTACAAGCAACGGGCTTGTAAAGAAGGCGGAACTGAATGTCTATGTCAAGCGTGACGAGTTCGGCAATCTTGTTTCCGGTGTCACCATTAAAGCCGACCAAATCAAACTGGAGGGGCTTGTTACGGCTAACGGCTATTTCAAGGTCCTCACGGACGGGAGTATCGAGACCCGGAACGCGAACATCAGCGGTACTGTCAAGGCGAGCGGCGGTAAGATTGGCGGCTTTACCATCGATTCCGGCCGTCTGTATTGGAAGAGCCGCGATTATTTCGGAAACGATTCCCGGAGTTTGAAACTGGGAGTCTCGAGTTCCTCGACGGAGGGGATCGTGGACGTGGCCTTCAATGGCGCTACCAGTGGGCGGTTTGGCGTAAAATCAGTCGGGGCGACATCCGGTGGGGCCGCTATATACGCATCGATAGGCTCCTTAACCTACCCGGCCAGCGGTGTGACCTATGCCGGGTTCTTTGTGGGTCCGGTAGATGTAAGGGATACCGGTAGCGGATTGACAAGTGATGTTTGTGCGTCGAAAGGGTTCCGGTACATCAAGAGCCGCAATTCCGACGGTACATACGTGTATAACGAGGGTGTGAACTGGGGGGATGGTGCCGCCCAGAATCCCGACCTTGACAAAATAAGACTTATCGTGAGGGGCGGCATCATAGTCGGCTATACAGGGGAATAAACATTTAAAACCAAAGAGATATGAAAGTTGACTTAAACAGGAGATTCAGGGGCTTTGACGGGAACGAGCTTGGCGGCGACAACATCGCCACCGCCGTAGCGGAGGCCCTGTTCAATTACGGAAAAGACAAACCGGTAGGCCGTGATGAGAAGTTCAAGGCTTACGTCCTGTGCCAGCGTATCATCCAGGGCGGTGGAATCCTGGAGATCACCACCGAGGAGGGTACGCTTATCAAGGAGGTATGTGGCGAGAGCCTGACGGCCGGCGGTTACGGCCAAGTTTATGAACTGATAGAGGGAGGGGTTTGATATGGCACTGACAGAATCGGATATCGCCCAGGTTTTGGAGGCGGTCAAGGCGGAATCGAAGAGTGTCGAATCCCTTGAGACGGTCGGCTCGCTGAGCGGGGTCAAATCCCTGCCGGGACAGAAAGGTGACAAACTGGTGAACGTCCCGATCACCTTATTGAGCAAGCCAGCCGATGACGCGGCGGCCCGGGCGATCAAGGCCGCTGAAAGGGTGGAGGGATTGGCTCCCGAAATGGAAGCGGCCACCCAGGAGACAAAAAAGGCCATTCAGACGGCGGGTGAATCGGCGGCAAAGGCGGAGGCGGCCGCGAAGAAGGCCGAGGATGCGATAGCCCAAGGCTACAAACATAAGGAGATGAGTGAGGAGGAGTTTGAAAGTCTCCCGGAAAAGGACGGCAAGACCATTTACCTGATTTACGAGGAGGAATAGGTATGATAAGTGTTGGAAACAAAGAGGTGACAGCCATCCGTGTAGGCGAACGGGTGGTGGCGACGGTCTATATAGGGGCCAGGCTGGTTTGGCAAGCCATCCGGAGCTGTTTCGGCGCGGGCTTTTGGCGCGGTGACAAACCCTGGAGCCGAACGGATGGCTGGAAACGGATGAAATAACTTTTAAAGAATAACGATATGGCGAAAAAAGTGTATGACGAGGACGGTCTGGATATGCAGAAGACCGATTGGTCCGGTGACGAATCCACGGGTAATCTTCCGGTGAGCGGCCGGTTGGTGGAGAACTATATCAAAAGTATTGATGACAAGGCCACCCCTACGGAGGAGCTGGCCGCCGGTGAGACGAAAGCCCCCACGAGCGGCGCGGTGTTCGCCTCGCTGGTGGGCACCGTGACGAATATCGACGTGACGGACAGCGAGGACGGCACTCAGTACGTGATGACAGTCACGCAGAAGGATGGCGAAGGCGGGGAAAGCGACAGGGAGGTACGCTTTTCCAAGTATAGCGACGATGACAAGGTGGTGGTGAATATAGACCTGACCGATGCTTCGGGTTCCTCCTTGCCCGCTTCCCAGTATTTGTCGTTGGGTACCGGTTTCGTGGTGAGATATGCCGTTGGCGTGGGCACGGCCGGTGGCGGCGAGGTGAGTGGCTACAGCGACCTGAAGGCCAAGGTGGTCGTAAAACGTGGCTCCACGGTCCTTTCAGAATTCCAGGATGCGGAGTTTGTCGGCGTTACGGCCGGTCAGAGCTATACTTTTGACGCGTCGCCTTACCTGAAGGATGCCACGACCTACACCGTGCAGGTGGAGGCGCAGGCCGGTTATGATGGCGGTACGCTGATGAAAACCGCTACCGCCAGGGTGACGATGGTGGCTATGGAACTAAGTACCACTTATTCGGTTGGGAACGGACTTGCTGACGGGGGATACCGGAACGACGTGAACATCCCATTTACAGCTAAGGGAACGAGTGGCGAGAAGAACATCTACTACCGTATCAACGGCGGGCAGCCCTATACGCTTGGCCTGTCAGCCGGTTCCGGTGTCCAGCAGAAGAACGTCACCGTTGCGCTGAGTGAAATGCGGGAGGGCATGAACGTGGTGGAAGCCTATGCGCTGCACGAGAACTCCGGCGTGGTGAGCGAGATACACTACCTGACCCTGCTGAAAGCCGGGGAAGGTGTGACGGCCTATGCCGGCATGATGTTCAACCACCGGGCGGCAGGGTTCCAGCGTGACTGGAAGCACCCCGTACTGGAGGCAGAGCAGTTCACGGCGTGGAACTTCACGTATGCCGGCTATGACAGGGATGCGTACACGGCCCGTGTGAAAGTGACCAGCCGGGGCAGTGTGGTGAAGGAAGACCTGCTGCAGCGCGGTGAGACCGGCAGCTACGGGCGTACGAACGTGAACGTGGAACCGCTGGATTACCGTGTGTCGTGCGGTGATGCCGTGCTTGAGGTGCAGGTGAACACCACATCGCACCCCGACATTGAAGCCACGCTGGCACCGGATGCCGTGTGCACGTTCGATGCCTTCGGGCGAAGCAACACGGAAAACAACCCGGAAAGCTGGGTGAGCGGGGACAAACGGATGGAATTCCGTGATGTGCTGTGGAGCGTGAACGAATACGGCGCAGGAAGCGGCTGGCACAAGGACCGCCTGCTGCTGGCCGGCGGTGCGGGCATGACACTGACGGCAGACGGCGGTTATCGCCCGTTCAACGAGGCGGACAAGCCCGAGGGTTTTGCCATCCGCGACGTGGGCATGACGTTGGAGATAGAATACAGCACGGCCAACGTGACTGACACCGACGCGGAGCTGATCACCTGTCTGGGCACCCTGCAAAACGGCAACCGTTACGGGCTGGTGGTGACCCCGGAGGAGGCGAAGTTCCTTACCGGCGTGGTGACGGAGGCGATGGATGCCGGTCAGGTCCTGCGCTATGAGGACTCGGTGGGTACGAAGTTTGAACCCGGTAAGAATATCCGCATCACTTACGTGTTCTATCCGGACGTGGAGACCAACGAGCAGCGGACGCTGATCGGCTTCTATGTGAACGGGGAGGAGTCGGCCGCCTCGAAGTGGCTGGACAAGGTGAACTTCGACATCCGGAGCCAGCTGGAGTTTAAATCGGAGGGGGCTGACCTGAACGTGAAGAGCGTGCGCATCTATAACAAGGCGCTGACTTCGGACGAGGTGCTTAACAACTACATCGTGGACCGCAACCATCTGGAGGATGCCGACGGGGAACCGGGCGTGCGTTCGCTGGATGAGGACAACCGCGTGCTGAACGAGGGGGACACGGTGAGCATGGAGAAGCTGATGGGACTGATGAAGAAGCGGCGGAACTCGATCCTGGTACTGATAGGCACGGGCAGCGTGGGCAGTGAGGTGCCAAGCGAGAGCGACACGCTGAACGTGATGGATGCGCTGGCCCAGCTGAACAACAAGAAGGCCAACAAGCTGTGCCGGGAAGTTAGATTCTACAACGGTGAGAACCGGGCGCTGGACTGGATAGCCCGTGACATTTATCTGCGTATCCAGGGTACCAGTTCGGTGAACTATGCCCGCAAGAACCTGCGCTTCTACTTCCAGAAGACAGCCAGCGGTTACACGGCACGGATGAGCTACGGCGAGATAGACGGTAACGGGCAGCAGAGCAACCCGACAGCTACGGAGGGTAAGAAGAACCTGTTCCGACTGCGGGACAACTCGGTGGGGGCGAAACTCGCCTGTGCGAAGTGTGACTTTTCGGACTCCTCCATGACCACCAACACCGGTGGCGCGAAGTTCATCCATGACGGCATGAAGGAAATGGGTATCCTGACCCCTGCCCAGCAGTATGCCGCCGACCATGCGGATACGTGCAAGGAAGACATACGCTCGGCCATTGACGGCTTGCCCTGTGACCTGTTTGTGGCAAAGAGTGTGGATGAGGATCTGACCTACTACGGCCAGTACAACATGAACAACGAGAAGAGCGACAGCTACCCGATATTCGGCCAGGACAAGACCATCGGCGAAGAACAGTGGGGGACCGGTGATACGCTGAACTACCTGCAGGCGAACGGCGACCGGCCGAAGGAATACCTGCCCATCTGCATCGAGACGTTGAACAACTCGAACGACCTGTGCCTGTTCCGCTGGCTGCCGTCCACGGAGCCCGACCATACGGACTTCATGGATTTCAACTTTGACGGCGGTTTCGAGTTCAACCATCCGAAAGACGTGTTCTGGAACGATGGCGGAGGTGATGCCGAAGAAGAACCGAACATCAAGGAACACCTGGGCACCGGTGACAAGTACGACAAGATGTACAAGGCGCTTGACCGCATGATGAGTTTCCTTTATAAATGCGTGAAGGAAACGCCTGCCGGCAAGAATCTGGCCTATAACAAGGAGACGCACACCTTTGACGGGGTGGACTATGAGGATGACGGCAACAAGTTCCCGACGGCCAAATGGGTGAGCCCGACCTTCAAGGCGGAAGCCGGGAAGTATTTCAACCTTCCCAACCTGGCCGCCTACTACCTGTATGTACAGTTCAACCTGGGTGTGGACCAGCTGGCGAAAAATATGCTGGTGCGGACATGGGACGGCGTGATGTGGTGGATAACCTATTACGACGGTGACTGCCAGCTGGGTTCGGACAACAAGTCGTTCCTGACCGGGAAGTATGACGACAACCGGCAGACGAAGCGAGACGGGGCCTATGTGATGCAGGGACACAACAGCTGGCTGTGGAACCTGATACTGGGCAATATGGGCAATCTGCTGGAGGAAGTGATGACCAGGGGTGTGAACGGCGGTACCAGCTTCATGAGTGCCTTCAGCATCCAGAAGGCCGTTGACCATTTCGACACCGAGCAGATGAAGAAGTGGTGCAGCCGGCTGTACAACAAATCAGGCATCTTCAAGTATGTGTATCCGTTCCTGAACGAGATGCCGGTGGGGGCTGACGGTGCCAAACAGACGTATCCGCAGATCTACGGTCTGAAGGGTTCGTTGAAAGCTCACCGTAACTATTTCATCCAGCGCAGGTATGACCTGAAGCAGGTGGAGTACGGTTATGTCTCTACGCTGGGCGCCCAGTTCTACCAGAGTACGGCATCGCTGGACAAGGCATACAAACTGAAGCCGATGCAGTACCGGCTGACCATCCCGTACCGTGTGCAGCTTTCCACCAGCAACGGCGTGCAGGCCGACAGCGGCGTGGTGGATGCGGACGTGCTCCACTCCCTGCAGCTGACCCGTGCCTTCGGTGAGAACGACCCGCTGAAGATTATCGGCGCGGCCAAAGTCAAGGAGCTGGTGTGGCATGAGGACGCGTTCGCCATCGGATTCAATTTCGGCTTGCTTACCTCATTGGTTAAACTTGACATGAGCGTGGAGAAAGCCAGCGGTTATCGTAACGGTTCATTCATGGCCTCGACGAACGGCATGCTTCTTCTGGAAGAGCTTAATATGCGCAACAACCTGCTGGCACGGAATGGCGATAACGGCAACGTGACGACCTTGGACTTGAGCTGGCAGGGACGGTTGAAGAAGCTGGACGTGAGAGGCACGGGGCTTACCCGCGTGAAACTTGCCACCGGTGCGCCTGTTGTGCAGTTATGCTTGCCGGAAACGATAGAGGAACTGTTTCTGGAATATCTTCCCAGGTTGGCAGAGAGCGGATTGGTACTGGATGGCATCGGTAACGTGCGAGGCTACCGGTTCATGGGTTGTCCGGGCATTGACGGGTTTGCCATGCTGGAACGTCTTCATCAGGCCAAGTTGAACGGTAGCGGTAAACTGGAGCGTTTTGTCCTTGACATCGATATGGAGGATGACGGCAGGCTGCTCGGGAAATACTACGATTATGGTACCTATACCTCCACCGGAGCGATAGACAACCGTCATTCCGGATTGCGTGGCAGGCTCTGCCTGACAAAGTACATGGATGACGAACAGGCCGACCGGTATCGTGAGCGGTATCCGGAACTGGAGATCGTACAACCGGCCTACAGCATCATCGAGTCGGACGAAAGCGCTCCGGACGATGCCAACATTTCCAACCCGGACAACGAGACCGGTTATAAGTATGGCAATACTTACGTCATGAATGCCCACGTGGCGGCGATCCTCAAGAAGCGCCACCGTGTGCTTGCCAAGGTGACGAAAAAGCCCACGAGCCGTAAAGTGGAGATGGCGGGCCAGACGGTTGACGTGAACAATCCGGACGGCGAGATGACCTATTGTCCGTTGGATGATACCAGCAGTAATAAATACTACGATGGCAGCGCAGCCAAACTTGACAGCAGCGAGGGCGACTGGATGATGTACGAACCGTTCTTTTGGTCGAAAGGTGTCAATGACTACCTGAACGAGAAATATTACAGCTGTTACAGTTCCAACGGCCCTGACGATATGCCTCCCATCCCCGAAGTAACCGTTTTGACACTGGATGATATAAAAGAGACCAAGGACGGCTACTTGGCGGAACGCAAACTACTGAGTGGCAAGCCCACGTTGAAGGATTCTTATAGCACGGACAAGACTTATTCGGTCTGCAAGGTGGATGTGCAAGGTTACAAGCGTGTGCGTTTTCCGAGTGTTCCCGGCACGGGTCTGGTCGGTAGTCTATTTGTTGACGGCTCCGGACACGTAGTCAAAACCATCGTGGTTCCAACGATCGGCTTGAAGTTCGAGGCCGGCATGTACTTGATATCGGATGTTCCGGAGGACGCCACGGCCTTGCACTTCTCGATCTTGAACACGGCCGAGTTCGACAAGGTCGTACTTTCCAACTCCGACAAGATCGAGGATATGGAGCCCGATTGGGTGGCCAACGAGGAACATCTTTGTGCGGTAGTAGGCAGTAGCGTGGTAGGTAGCAAATTGCGTTCATGCATAACGGGTAATTCCACGACGGCCAGCATGAACTGGATCGACTTTCATTATTACTCGGTTCAGCGCGGTATGCAACAGATAGACGCGTTGATGCACTCCCGTATAGCGAACTTGTTTTACGCAAGATATGGCCGTCGTGACAGCCAGGAACAGTGCGGAGGCGGTCAGCATACGAACAATCGTATCACGGGCGGTACAGCCGGTTATGGTATGCAGGATACGATCGGTTATGACGAAGCGTATAAAATAAACGACAAGATCACGAATTCCATCGTGGACGGTTCTATCCACCAGTACGCTTGGTATCGTGGCCAGGACGAGTATGGTTCTCCGACCGTGACTCAGGTAAACAATATCAGTTGTCTGGGCTATGAGGACATCTACGGCCATAAGTATGACATGATGGATGGTGTTGATTTACCCAATGATAGCGGTAATTCAGGCAAGTGGCGTATTTGGATGCCGGACGGCAGTACCCGTTTTGTCAAAGGTAAGACCACCAGCGACCAATGGATAGTAGGTGTCGCGCATGGCAAGTATATGGATATGGTGCCAGTTGGTAGTGCAAACGGCTCGTCCAGCACGTATTATTGCGATAAATACTACGTCTCTACTGCAGTCAGCCGTGTGGTTTTTCGTGGGTACAATTACGCGTATGCGAATTACGGTGCCTCGAACTCGTATTCGAATATCGGTTCCCGTCTGGCCTTCCGCGGCCGGATCGTTAAAGCGGAGAGCGTGGAAGCGTACAAGGCGATAGTCGAAAAAGCGTGATCGAAAACGGGAGCGAAGCGACAAAGCGTAAAGCGTTTTCGTTTGTGTGATTCGAAGTGAACGAAAAACGGGCGTAAGCCCGTCGAAAATATAATATCAACAGTGTTTCCGCATGAAAAATAATACCTTTGTATTCCAAAGGGTGGCGTTTCCTTTAAGCCGTGTGGTTTTTCGTGGGTACAATAACGCGAATGCGAATGGTGGTGTGTCGTACGCGAATGCGAATAACGATGCCTCGAACTCGAATTCGAATATCGGTTCCCGTCTGAACAACAATCGAAGGAAATTAAAATCGGCGTACAACACCGGGGACTTGTCCCCACCGTGGAGCCGAGGGAAACAAGCCCCAGTAACAGCAGCCCGGAAGGGCTGGAAAACTGAAAAAACAAGCGTCGGGTAGAGTTTGGTAGGCCGTAAGGCTCGAAGAAGTCAGGCCCGGGAGATTGAAGGCCGTGTGGCCGTAATTTGATATAAAATGCGTAGAGAAGGTTACATAGTAGAAGAGATTATAGAACCGTCCAATATGGAGGATTCCTTTAATCAAGTCCTTCGCGGCACGAAAAGAAAGCGTAGCCGTCAGGGGCGTTACCTGCTTGCGCATAAGGAAGAGGTATTGGATGAACTGACCGCATCGATCGCATCCGGAAGTTTCCGGGTGAAAGATTATCATGAACGGGATATAGTGGAAGGTGGTAAGTTACGGCGTATTCAGGTACTAAGCATGAAAGACCGCATCGCCGTACACGCTATCATGACCATTGTAGACAAGCACTTGAGGAAACGGTTTATCCGAACAACTTCGGCCAGTGTCAAAAAACGTGGTCCGCATGACCTGATGGCGTATATTCGCCGTGATATGAAAGATGATCCGGAGGGCACGCAGTTCTGTTATAAGTTCGACATCCGGAAGTTTTACGAAAGCGTGAAACAAGATTTTGTGATGTATTGCGTGAACCGGATATTCAAGGACCAAAAGCTCATCGTTATGTTGGATAACTTTGTCCGGCTGATGCCTGAGGGTATCAGTATCGGCCTGAGGAGTTCACAGGGACTGGGCAATTTGTTGTTGTCTGTTTATTTAGATCATTTTTTGAAAGATAAGTACGGTATCCGTTATTACTACCGCTATTGTGATGACGGTGTCGTGCTCGGTAAAACGAAAGCGAAATTGTGGAAGATTCGTGATGTCGTCCACGGGTGTATAGAATCTATCGGTCTTCAAGTAAAGGGGAACGAACGTATATTTTCGGTGACGGAGGGTATCGATTTCTTGGGATACGTTATCTATCCCGATCGTGTGCTTTTAAGGAAGCGCATCAAAAAGAACTTTGCCCGGAAGATGCACGAGGTTAAATCGAGAAGGAGACGGCGTGAATTGGTGGCCAGTTTTTATGGTATGGCCAAGCACGCGGATTGTAATATGTTGTTTAAAAAATTAACAGGCAAAGAAATGAAAAGTTTTAAAGATTTGAACGTTTCCTATAAGCCGGAGGACGGCAAGAAACGTTTTCCCGGCACTGTGGTAAGCATCCGGGAACTGGTGAACCTTCCCATCATAGTGAAAGACTTTGAAACGGGAATCAAGACAGAACAGGGCGAGGACCGCTGTATCGTGAGTATCGAGCAGAATGGTGAGTCCAAGAAGTTTTTCACTAATTCGGAAGAAATGAAAAACATCCTTGCACAAGTGAGGGAAATGCCGGACGGTTTTCCGTTTGAGACAACGATAAAGACGGAAACGTTTGGAAAAGGTCGAACCAAATACGTATTTACATGAAACGAGTAGAAGGAAGTGCCGGTGTATCGCTGCTGGAATGCACGAACCCGGTGAAAGGAAAGTGGCGCGTCCGCTGGGACGTGCAAAAGAAGGAAGACGGTTCCGCTTCTTACATGGAAGAGGAGTTCAACCATAAGCCGACCGACGAGGAGATACGGTCAACGGTCACGGCCTGGTATAACCGGGAGACTGACAAGGCCATCCTTTCCGGATTCACATACGAGGGTATTCCGGTATGGCTGTCCAGTGAGAACCAGTTCAACTACAAAGCCGCATACGATCTTGCCGTCCAAACGGGAGGGCAGAACCTACCTGTAACGTTCAAGCTGGGTGCGGATGATGAGCCGTATTACAGGACGTTTGAAACGGTCTCAGACCTTCAGGATTTCTACGTGAAAGCAATGAAGCACATACAAGACGCGTTGTCTAAAGGATGGAAGAAAAAGGACGCATTGGACTTGGCTTTGTATGAAGCCGGGTAATGGATGAATCCCTGCGGGGGAAGGGAGAGAAAAAAGCCCCCGGCCTGTTAAAAAGTAACGCCAATCACTTTTTTAAACATGAAACGCCAAACCGCGCGACCGGGGGCAAATGCCCTCTGTCACGGTTTGACGTTTTTTTTGTTGTTTAAAAAATGATTGGCACTGCAAAGATATAATTTTTTTGTTGTATGAAAGTGATTGAGATATTAAACTTTAACCGGGAGCTGCTGAAAAGGCTTCAGGCGGCCGGCATCCGTCTGGAAGATGCCCGGTATATTGACTTGTATGCGGATTATACCCGTCTGCTGGATCAGGGTGAGAAAGTTTCGTATGCAGTGGCTGTATTGTCCGAAAAGTATTCGGTGAGCGAGCGCAAGGTTTATGCCCTGGTGAAACGGTTTCAAAGCGACTGCAAGCCGCTTACAGTGTGAAGTATGTAATTCATGGCGGGTAGGAGGGAGGTTTCGCTATCTTTACTCGTGCAAAACAAAAAGAATCAGCCATGAACAAGTATTACATGATCCTGGACAAGATACTTGGCCGGGGAAAGACTCAAAGTAACAAGAAAGGAAACATTAGATACCTCCTGAACGAACAATTGTCCTTGTCCCCTTTGGACTTGCTGGACATATTCGAGGGGCATAATATTGCCCGCCGGAAACTTCGTGATGAGCTTCAATTGTTTATGAAGGGAGAGAGGTCGGTAGAGAAATACCGTGAAGCCGGTATAAACTGGTGGGATTATTGTGGAAGTATCCTTATAAATAGTTATCCGACCTATTTTGAGCGATTACCCTCTCTGATAGAGAAAATAAACCGGGAGAAACGTTGTAGTAAGAATTATGTGCTGTTTTTGGGTGAGACCGGTGCCGAAAGCAATCAAGTGCCATGCCTTAGCCTGGTGCAGTTCCAGATAGAAGATGACGGCCTGGTGCTGTCCGCTTACCAGCGCAGTTCCGATGCCAACCTGGGGCTCCCAGCCGACATATACCATTTGTACCTGATCGCACGGCAGATTGACCTGCCGTTGAAGTCGATCACCTTGAACCTGGGAAACGTGCACATTTACGAGAATAACATAGATAAAACGTGCCAGTTGCTGGCAGGGGAGGAAGGGGTCCGTTTTGATCTCAATGTATAAGAATCGCTGCAACTCTCGTGCAGCATGTTACGGCCGTTTTCTTTAGCCAATAGGGATAAAAAGGGGATTTTTGCAATCCTTTTTTTAAACTAGAAGCAAATGAGAAGACAGTATCTTTCAGCCCCTCTTCCTTTTCAGGGGCAAAAGCGAATGTTCGCAAAAGAATTTATCAAGGTGTTGAAACATTATCCGGATGACGCCGTGTTTGTAGACCTGTTCGGTGGTTCCGGTCTGTTGTCGCATATAACCAAGTGCCAAAAGCCTGATGCCACCGTTGTATATAATGACTTTGACAACTATCGACGTAGGTTGGAGAATATTCCACGCACCAATGCCTTGCTGGATAAGATTCGGGAGGTGGTGGCATCTGTTCCCCGTCAGAAAGTCCTACCTGAAAAAACAAAAGAAGCCATCCTGTTCCTGATAGAACAGGAAGAAAAAGAGCATGGTTACGTGGACTATATCACGCTTTCGACCTCCCTGCTCTTTTCCATGAAGTATGCCACTAATTTGGACGGATTGCGAAAAGAAACATTTTACAATACCGTGCGTAAATGTAACTATGATCTTTGCCTTGACTTTTTGGATGGGCTGGAGGTCGTTTCATGCGATTACAGGGAATTGTTCAGAAGGTACAAGGATGTCCCGAATGTCGTGTTCCTGATAGACCCGCCGTATCTTTCCACCGAGGTCGGCACCTATACAATGAACTGGGGGCTTTCCGATTATTTAGACGTGTTGCAGACACTCGTAGGCACGAACTATATTTATTTTACCTCCAACAAATCATCCATCATCGAGTTATGCGACTGGATGGGCAGGAACAATACCATAGGAAACCCGTTTACAGGCTGCGAGAAAGTGGAGTTTAATGCGCGCATGAATTATAATTCCTCCTATACAGACATCATGTTGTTTAAGAATGCGGACGAGACGGAATACAAAGAGGCAGCATAACTACTATGTAAAGATACGATTTTTTGCTAAATTGGCAATGGGTTTTAAGTGATATTTTAGGAGAAAATTCAATAAAAAAGCGTCGTTCAAACAGCTTTTAAAAGGCGTTTGAACGACGCTTGTGTTTTGACCGGATGGTGGGAGTAACCGGGATTTTTGAGCGCATTTCGTTTTTGCTTCAAAAATCGCTTTTCGTTTTTCACGGCCATCGCTTTTCGTTTTGCGGGATTTATTCAATGCATTTTTGCAGGATGTCATGCGCTGAAATATTTTCGGGTAATTCAATCCAAGTAAATAACCCGCCTTGAGGATGAGTATATTTTATGTCATTAGGAAAATAGCGTTCAATACATTCTAAAGCTATATCTCTGCGTTTTCTGTAGACTTCTACTATTTTGCTAATATGCTCATCAATATCATATCGTTTTAGATATTCGGCAATAGTCATTTGAGCTATTGTGTTACACTGCAAATCAGTGCCCTGCTTAACTAACACATACTTGCGGATAATATCTTTATCACCTGCAATCCACCCAATCCGAAAGCCCGGACAAAAGATTTTAGAAAAACTACCAGTACATAAGATATTACCTACCTTATCAAAAGACTTTATAGAGGGTAAAGACTCTCCTTCAAACCTTAATTCTCCATAAGGGTTATCTTCAATAACAGGAATATCATATAAAGCAGATAGTTCAGCCAGTTTTTTTCGTCTTTCCAAACTCCATGTTTTTCCAGTGGGATTTTGAAAGGTTGGTATTACATAT